TCGGAAATCAGCTACCTGATAGTCGGTTCTAATTTCGTTTGATTCATAGGTTTCTTTTTCCAAGTTGAAGTCCGCAGTTACTCTACGGAGATACTTGGAAGGGCCAGACCCCGAAGGAGCTACACCCCAAGTTGATTCTTTAGCGTAAGCGACTTTTTTAGCTACACCCTTAGCTGCAATACTCATGTCTTATTTCCTTCTCAAATGTGTTTGAAAAATTGGTTGATGAAACTTACAAAGGAATTACTTCCGCTTCATACTGGATAATCACTGGTACAACGTATCTATCACCAGAAATTATTGAACCAGAAACGGTAGGAGTTTTCAGGATATGCAATCTTACATTTCCTTCCTGCAAAACCGTTCCTCTCTTGAAATGTGCCTGCACAGCCTCTGCCCTCAACAAAGCATCTGCTGCCCCTTTGTTTACTGGATAAGCCAGAAAAACCTGAAACTCTCCTCGTTCTCTGTAGTAATCATCCCCAAGCGTAGGATTGTCTGGCGGTAACGGTGTAACCTGAACTCTTTGGTAAGGTTGACCATCAACAGGTTTGAAGTTTGTATTTTCATAAGCTGTGCTGATAGGAGGAGTCATCAGAGACAAATGTTTTTCTAGCAATTTTTTTATAGTTTTGATAGCCATCTTAACCTCTTACCCTATCTTAGCTTTGGAGTAAATCATCATAATCTGGTTTATACTTGGAGCCAAAACCCCTCCGCCAAAACTTCCACCAAATCCTGTCTGAAAATACTTGAAAGCAGGGCCTGTAGCAGCAACATAAAATGTATCGCCTATTTTATAATTTGCTCGGAAGTCACTTCTGAAATCTGAGATTACGGTAGATACAGGTCTTATTTCAGGATTGAATTGAGGATTCTTTGTTTCGTTATAAACCCAAGCCCCTTTGTGAAAACCCACCTCCGGAACGATACCATACCGCAATGCACGCAGTTCATACAATCTTCTGTAATCCCTGTCTGTTTCTAATCTTTCAGAACTACCTATTGGCGTGTTATTTACAAGGATTTGAGCTAAGTTCAATGAAAACTTCTCTATAGCTGTTTTCATTTTCCTAGTAGCGTTTTTCATGAAAGTTTCAGTGTCAAACTTTCTTACTTTTCTATCGAGCTTGGATAATGCGTTACCTAGTGCTCTTATTTTGACCTCTGCTTCAAGTATCTGCGAGGTATTTATCTCTACGGCTAAGCGGCTTAATGGTTCTCTAGACATTACCTACCTCTTTCGATACCGTCTATTAATTGTTAACAATTTCCTAGCCGCTAATAAGATCACTTGACACCTATCACCTTGTACAGCACTACTTGTCCGTTCGCTACATGTGGCGTAACTTCTTGTACCCTATATTCCTCGGAGTTCCAGTGGATATAATCTTCTAATTTAGGTGTAATGTCAGCGGCATCGAAATAAAACGTAACAGCTTGTTTACCTATTAGATTCGGATAATAATTCTGTGAAGCCTTTAGTACTTTGGGGTACGTCTTTACAGAAGTCGTTACCTCTGTGTTTGTTACCGTACCCGTATCGACATCGTATGTTCCAGTTACTACAGATTTGTATGTGCAATTTACACCTTGGAGGCTAAGGATTTTCTTTATTGTAGCTGCGATCCTGTGCATAATACCTCCCGCCTACCGTTCAGCGAACAAAATTATCGTTGATGAAATTGAACGAAGTATCCAAGCTAGAAGGTACAATGACCGCGTTGTTATCTGTGTTATCTACATTGTTTTGCATATCCTGCTTGGATATACCACCTGCGTAACCGCCACCTAGAGTCAAAGCAGGATTCAGATTAGGATCACGCAAAAACAGCTTGAGTGCTTCAATGTACTGCTGTGCAGCTTTAGAACCCTTGATACTAAAAATATCGACAGTAGAATCTGTAGAATTGATGCTTAGCTTAAACAGAATCGTTCTTGCGGCATCGAGCATCGCTCTACGGATACTGCCAGCATTTTTATCTATAAAATAGGCGTATTCTGCATCCGATAAAATCGGAAGAGTTGTGTCAGTATCTGCTAACTCGTATCGTAATGTTTGTATTTCTTGCGCAGTAGCCATAACACCACATAATTTGTACGCTAGACGCAACCGTTAGGCTACAGAAGGCCCCACTGTAAAGCAGGGCCTTCTTACACTAGCAATTATTCGCTATCAGTTGCTGCTGTAAGCACGGCAAACAGCACCAGGACGGCGCACCAGCGATAGATGGTTAGATTCGGATTGCAGCAGGATACCTTCATCCTTCGGGTCACGATACTGGAACACATAAACCTCTTCGCCAATCGTGTTCGCCAGCGAAAGCTTGTTGGCTGGACCGAAGTAAGTAATGAAGGTGTCGCTGGTACCAGTTGGCAGAGCATAAGCATCACCAGCAGGGATAATACGCTGAGAGCCATATGACCCACGATACTCGATAAACTCTGCACCGGCATACATGAAGCGACGATACACACCGGAACCCAGACGATTGCGCAGAGGTTCTTGAGTGCTGGTGTAATACTTGAACGCTTCCTTGACAGCAGGGTGAGCAATCAGCTTAGTGAAGAACTCGGGTGAGCACAGGAACACTACACCGGTAGCGACTTCGCCCGAAAGTTGGTTATCTTGGATATGAGCGATGATTTCTTCGACCTTAGCAGGAACTTCGGTTGTGGTCGTACCAAGCGCGAAATCAACTTCCTTACGAGTGATACCAAAAGTGGTGTAGTAGTTACCAACTACCGTACCGTTAGGAGCATATATTGCACCAGTGGTTAGGGCGTAAGCACGAGCGGCTTCAAGAGTCACAGCGTGATTGCGACGGATGCGCTCCAGCTTACGAGCAATGACAGCAGCTTCAGTATCAGCAGCATCGCTACCGTAGGCACGCTTACCTTGCAGGTCTTGCGGAGTTACTTGATCGTCCAGAGGGAAATGCGGAATAGCAAACGCATACACCTTGCGAACATCATCGGTGTTGACTGCGTTACGAGCACCACGAACCGTATCAGGGATCAGGCTTAGGGTTTGCTCACTGGCTTCTACCGTGATGGTATGCTGAGCTACACCTTCTGAACGGAAAATACCAAGTTCATTAATCAAACCCCAAGTATTGGGAATAAGGTTCAGTTCTTCGGTTAGGTCAACAACCTCAAACGGTTTATCAAAACTACGAACAGTTGCCATAATCGGTTATCCTTTATAATGGTTAATTACACAGAGTCATGTACGTTGATGTTCTTGGCCTCTAGGGCGTCATAAACAGCATCCTTCTTCGCCTGGGTATCATAAGAAGAATGCAGAACCAGGGCGCCCTTAGCCACGATTGCAGGTCCCTTGACAAGAACCAGCACCTTAGTATCAGTAGCATTCGGTAGAGTAACATCTTGCAGCAGGATTGCGTCAGCAACTTCCGACCCGTCGGTTGCGGTCTCTACAGCAACCTTGTATTTACCAGTAGCAGTTACTTTACCTAGAACAGTACCAACCTTTAGATTGGCTGCGGTGTCGTTAATAACAACGACTTGACGGGTAAACCCCATTTCAGGCCACAGTTCAGCCTTGACAACGTTGCTTAGACGCTTGTTTTCAGTAGCAATAAGAGACATATTCAACTCCTAATTTGAATCTAATTTGGATTATTTGTTTAGACGCGATTTAAGGATTTTAGCAACAGCGGATTCGCCTACACCGGCTTCCTCATCCGATTGAACGCCTTGCTCTTGGAAAAGAGCAGACTTCTCAACTGAAGCAAGCATTTCACCAAGAGTCTTGACAATCTCTTTGAACTCAGCTTCGTCCTCGACCTTACCAAGCGCCTTAAAAAGAATCTCGGTTTTGGCTTCATTCTTTACAACCGCTTGCAACTCAGCTTTTCTAGCTTTGGCAATTGCTTCTTTCTTCTCTTGTTCGTATTGAGCGATAATAGCTTGGGCCTTTTCAAGAGCTTGCTTTTGTTCTTCAAAAGCCTTTTGGATTAGCTCCAGTTCAGCCTTAGCAACCATTTCTACATTTTCATGCTGCATATTGGTTCCTTCTTCCTTAGTTTGTTGTTTAGAGCCAATCGGCTCAACGGATTTCTCAACGCTAGCGTTTTCTGTTGAGACTGACTTGCCCTTAGTTTCTTCTAAGGAACTCGTCTTAACCGGTTTACTCTTTTGCATTTTCGCAAATGCTTTTTCGAGAAGTTCTTGATCTTTTAGAAGATTCAGATATTGTTCTTCCTCTAGTTCAGAGAGCACATCTGCGATGTTATCGGCTTCACCGAGAGCTTTTACAATCTCGAAAGCCTTCAGCTTCTGTGCAATCCAATCCTGAAAATATTCGTCTTGCGGAGCTTCGGGATCATCTTGGTATCCTAGCAATCTAGCAAGAAGCTCTGCATCCTCGTAATACAGGTTGAAGAACTTGTTGAGAAACTCAGGGAGTTCCATCGTAACTCTGATCTTCTGAACTTTCTCGATGAACTCATCTGATAGTTTTGTAGCCTTCATAACAAGCACATAATCGTGTCCGTTTGCAGGACCGTCTTGATCCTTGCTAACCAAAGCAATATGCGCCCCTTCATGTTCAAAGTCAATGTCTGATAATTTACGTTTAGCCTTAGAAGGTCGTTTCGTTTGTGTCATCGTTATTCGTCCTCGTCCAAGTATTCGACTTTAGCTAGCGCAGCAATACTAACACCGTTTATGTCGCCCGATTTAATAAGTTGCCAAAGTTTCGGGTCAAGACACTGAATCGTGCAAAGCCATGTCCCCTTCTTAACAAACCTATCACCAAGGATAAAATCTGTTGGAGCGATATAGCTCTCAACAAACTCGAAAGTGTCTGTTTCTACCAAATGGAATAAATTGGCCTTCATGCAGAACTTATTGAAGTTGTGACAGGCTTTTCTGACCTCATCCTCTGTGGTCACATCACCGTGCAAATCAACTTCTTCTGGAACCATGACAACAAACGTAGCTTGCATCAACTCTTCGTTTGTAGCCTTTGTAATCTGCAAAGATTCTCTAGGAATCATATCCTCCGTACTGAGTTCTTCTTTGGTGATTTCTCTACGGAAAGATTTTAGGATACCCTCTTCTTTGAGAATCTTTCTGGCCCATGCTCTACCGGCAGAACCTCCACAAAGTAGCCAATCGATTGTTCCTGCTGTCGGTCCACCGTCGGCTTCTTTTTTGATTGGTTGGTAATTATCTTCGTGCCTGTTGAAAAAGTTGTACATCTTCTTCACAGCATCCAGCGACAGATTACCGTTGATAATATCACGTGCTCTAGCAACACTAGAAGTAATACCTGCTTCGTTCGTTGATAACCCACCACGGTTGTATTTCTCGCGTAGTGCTAGACCTCTTATTGCGTTATTACGCATTGCCTCTGTTGGTGTATAACTCTTTTCTACCATAATTTTTCACAAAGTTGTTATACGATATAATATATATTATATCACAATTTTATATAACTTTCAAGTTATTTTTTGAAGATTTGTTAAAATCCTCGGGTTATCTCCGACGGTTAGATGTTTGAGGCACTTATGAACAAATTATCTAGATCGGAATCACTCAAACCTAGAACTTGCCCAAGACTGATAACTAATGGGCTATGTCTATCGACGGTTTGTGCATACTCCCACTCGATCAGCGCAGCTTCTTTTTCTTTTTTATCGGGAATAGAATTCAAAGCAGCATTTACAGTATCTAGTAAGTTTAGCTTCAAAAGCGCCAATCTAGCTTGTCTCATTGTAATCGAATCAGGAACAGGAGGTTTGATACTCAAATACTCGGGATTTGCCGTCTCCGCAACAATCACAAAACCCTCTGGAATTTCTGTTCCTTTTTCAACCATCGATAATTTGCCGTCTTTTTCTACAACGTACCAGATCATAGGTCTGTCTCCAAATACATACGATTCAATGCTAAAGCAGTTGTACCACTTGTTGATCTAGTTTGTGCGTGCATATACATGAACACTGTTTTGTCTGGCAAGTCAGTAGAGACTGCCAAGTTATCGACATATACGGTTCCTGTTACTGCGTCAACAAGCCTAAAAGTAACATCTTCACCGTTAGACGGAGCAAACACAATAAAATCAAGAACTTGACCAGCAGTTACTGTGCAACCAGTATCTATTTTGGTAACAGCAGAAGTATTTCTAGTAATTAGTTGCCAAGTATTATCGCCAGAGTCTTTACCAATTGCAATCGTGTTATTTACTGCCGAAGGTTCACCAGTAATAGCGGCGTTTAACGCAGAAAGACCAATCAACACTTGCTGACCCGCAACAAGTGTTTCTATTCCGAATCTAGCAAAGAAAAAGAATCCGCCTAAGTTTGCAGCATTTCCCCTCCAAGCAACAGTGGCAGATGACTGAATACCGGATGATCCCGTGGAAGTTATTCCTGTACTGAAAGTCGCTCTATTCAAACTTGTGATTGCGTTTGTGCTGGACTTAGCAGGATGATCCTGTCCAGCACCTATGCCTGAGTTTCTAGCTGTAAAAGAAGTACCAAAGTTAATAGCTAACGTATCACCCGAACCGGGAAGCCACATATAGACTGTGCTACCGAAAAGAGCAGGTTGTAGTGCAAGGTCAACACCGGAAGGGCCGAGAACATGAGGTAAAACTCTACCAGCTCTCGATCTAGCAAACCATCTCAGATTATTTAGCGATGGTGCGGGAGGGATTCCTACTGTCGGAGAATCAAAAAAAGTAGCTTCCTTTATTACTTTACCAGTACTATCAGCAAATACAGCAACTCTATCTGCTGTTGATGAAGAAGGACCTGCTACATCCCCGGAACCGCCTCCTGAACCACCAATTACTTTAATAGTATTGTCGTTGTGTTTCGTATAAAGTTTTGCATCAGCGGTATTGACCGCAAGCTCGCCGACTTCCAGATCAGTAGGTAATGGAACCTTGCCTGGAACGACGCTCTTTTTTGTGATTACTCTCGGCATTATAGAATGCTCCTTCTAACTGTTGTATTAGAAAACCCCTCCGTCGACTACACTGACATCGAGCGTGACATACTCGTTACCCGCATCTTTTGTCCACTGCATCGACGGTCCCATACGAAGAATACCATTGGTACCGTCTGTACCCCAAATATATCCAGCAGTACCGCCAGCAACTACAGCAACCTTTTCGTCAGTACTGGCCGCAGGAATATTCAGGGCTGTCCTGAAGTCATTGATTGTAATTTTCTTTTCTTTTTGTCCACTTATTTCGCTGGAATCGTGGATAATCAAAAGATCGGAAGCACCATCGACCGAAGGAATCGTATTCAAATCTTCGATTGCTGGTACGACTGGGATACGCGTAGTCGCATCAGTAGCAACATGCAGTGTACCACGATCCAATGTAACCAATGGTTCACCTTGCAGCATATTGCTGGTCGGTAGGTTAGCCTTCAATCCTCTGCGTATTTGTAATCGTACCATATATTAGACCTCCGTTATAATTAAAAAGTACCGCCATCTACAATAGGTCCGACACCGCTATCACTGCTTTGAGTTACACTGATGTAATTCTGAATAGTTTCTGAAACGGGAACCGGATCAGTAACTATCTTCTCTCCGTCATCAAAAACAATCATCAATCTACCATTCTTATCAAAATTAGCTGAAATAATAGAACGGGGATGATCGGTATCCAGCGTTTTCCACGGCAATAGCGCAGGATTTATTTTGTTACGAGGAGGTTGATCATTTACTTCCAGCTTCTTTTCCAGCAATACACGGACATGCTGTGGTAAATTATGTTCTTTGGCGTCTGGTTGTTTTACCTTGACAATAGGACCTTTCCTATTATTTTTGTTTTCTTCAAGTTTAACGGCAGCCAACCCAGCATAGATTGCTTCCTCTTCGGATAACCCGCGTTCCAACGCTGCATTGGCTACCTCTGCAAATATTTGTCGCAGTTTTTCAGGTTTATTTCTCAACGCGGGTATCGTTCCTTCAACAGAACTAGACCACGGCATGGCACGCCCTCCTTATTATGCCGAGTTTTCGAGGTTTGCCTCAGACGTATCAACAGAAGAGACAGCGTATCCAGTACCCGACGGTAGCCCTTCCTTCATACCGTCACCAGACCTAGACGTTGCCCCCGTGAGGATACTTTCATCAACAGGTTCGTCATCTGGTTTAGGATCGGCACCAATAGCTTTACGAGCAAGGTTGAGTATTTCGCGATCTTTCTCCACCAAACCGACAGCAGCAATACGCTGAATTGCTTTGGATAAGGTTTCGAGATCGGTATTATTCAAGCCATCATAATCTAGCCTACAATGTCTAGATGTGTCAAAACCGTTTAGCTCATATAACTGGCGGATAACCTGCCTGTTGAATGCTTCGACGATATTGTCTAACATTGACTCTACGGCAGAACCAGTCAAAGAGTTCTTTATTTGACCGAGTGCAAAAGAACCTACGTTGTTATTACCTAGCACAAGAATATCAGCAAAAAGACCAGTATAGATAGCTGTCTTATAATACTCTTTGATCTTTACGGTATCGAAGTTCTTTTTACCTTCAGCAGAAAGTAATTCTATCCAGAATAACTTTTGTCTAGTCTCGGGATCAACGTTCGAAGGGAGGATTAGACCAGACTGTGAATTGTTTTGAATATTACGGATGATATTCTTGTAGGCTTCATAGGCTGCTTTTTGCTCCGGTGAAGCATCAGGTGCCATATACTGAGCAGGGATATACATTACAGGCAAGCCTTGCAAATCCTTAGCAATACCAGCTGCTTCGATTTCTTCGATAATCGTCAGGTAACGCCAAGGGAGATAAACATCACGCAAAGGGCTTTTACCGTAAGGATCGTTACGGTTATTACCTGTTGTTATCAAAACAAACTTCTCTTTCGGAATAATAACGTCTGTTTTTAGTCTGCTACCAGAGTAACGTCCATAATTATTCCGTACATTTTTTACGGATTGTTTTACAGCAATGACTTCGTTACCAGCTTCGTCAAAGATAAACTTTTCGATTGTTTCCTGGTTACGTAAAGTAATCTTCTTCAGACCGATCAATCCGTCATCGTACATGCTACCTTTGGATTTCAATCTACGACGAAAAACCTTTTCGTGCACAGAAAACCCGAAGATATTTGAACTCAATGCGTCCTTGATAAAATCCTTGAACGGATGCTCCATGTCATCCAAGCATTGTTGAATAAACTCTGTTTGACGTTTTTCTTCATCGGTCGGGTTTGGTGGAGGGACTACTTCCCACTTCACCTTGCAAATTAAATGCTGGAACAAAGCCAACGGAGTATTGACCGCAGGATGGTATGTCATCTGTTTGAAGGTGCGAATGCAATTAGGAAATTGTAATTCCTTGCGCATCTCATCTACAGTGATACCATCAAAGAGGATGAGGCCGGAGTAACCAATTTCAGCTAATTTAAACCGGCCTGTATCTGCGGCTTTTTCCGTCATTTGTTGTGTTCTAGTTCTAGCCATCGGCTACTCCTTTGGTTATATTGTTTTCTCTAATACGAGTCCAGATTGTGGAATATCGAAAGAAGCTTCGAGAGTAAATGGAGCAGAAACAGAAAGGTCTGTTGGGGCAATAATTGTTGGGATTTCCATACCTTGATTTAGATACCAGAAGGCAGAAACAGCAGCATCTAATGCGTCATCATGCTGTTTACCATCACCAACGAATTGCTCTAGTTCATCAAAAAACCAGTCATTCCACGCTCCAGATAGAACCTCTACTGCTCCGGATTGACACACAGAAGCAAAAGGTCTAAATCTAACCAGTTTTGATTTATTACCTGTTGGATGCAGTACGACGTGCCTACCTGTTTCTGCAATCTTTTGTTGCAATGATCTCGCATAGGCTTTACCTGCTGCGCCAGCATCAACAGGAATTACGTAAGTAATATCTTCTGGTTCATTTCTGGCTAAGCTAAGGATAAACTCTTCTACAGTATGGAATCTTTCACGCATTCTGTGTGCGTGCTCTATGCAATACTTACCGTTCTTTGTCTTGCTGATAAGAACTGTAGCAGTATAGTCAGGGTCTTTATTTACCTCATCCACTACAGAACCGGCTAAGTCAAACCCTCTTACCCTCCTTGCAAAATAAGGAGGCTCAGAAATAATTGGTGTCCATTTACGCTTGAAATATCCTTCAAATTGCTTAGTGACGTACCAATTGCCATAAAGCAACGCTTCCTTATCCTCTCTGTTCAACCCTTCGAGCCAAGCTACGTATTCTGGCTGTCTCTTCATCAAGACAGGGTTATCATAAACATTAGCAGAGATGAAGGTAAAGGAAAGAGGATTACACCCAGGTATCTTGCTTTGTAGTTCCTCTTTTGTTTCAGACCATACCATCTCGTTGTCACGCATCGTAAACCAACGAGTTTTACCGCATTTCTCAGGGTCTGGTAATCCAGTTGGCAGGAGATACCATTCCAACCAATTTGTTAACCAATGTCCCTTGCCTGCTGGGTTGCATGTCAAGCGCAACTTGGGTTTCATGTTGGCTTCTGTACGAAGACGAGACATGATGTAGATAACCATCGATTCGGTTAGCTGTTGACCTTCGTCTAGAAGAGCATAAGATATTTGCCAGCCTTGAAACGAATGCTTGTCTTCTTCGTACTGACAATGCCGAAACGAGATATTTGCACCAGAAGGGTACTCGATGATACCGTCTCGTTTCTTGATCTTCAACTTATCTTCGTACACTTCTCGATGCAGGTTCACGAAAGTCTCAAAGATTCCCCCTGGGCCATGAATCTGAGGTGTAAGGCGTCTAACTACCAACCCCCTAAACTTAGGGTCGTTGGTATATTTCAACATATCCATAGCCCCTAAGAAAGACTTACCTGAACCAGCACCGCCTCCGAACACTACTACATCTTGGGTGGCATTGATGTAAAGTTCTTGCTTTTTACTGGCTGGTCCTATAATCTTCATGCGTCACCTACCTCCGGGTCAATGACCTTTAGAGATAAAATAGCACCATTTTGAGGCTGTATTTCTTCGTTTGATTCGCTGTCGTAATGACGATCGTAAAGTTGCAAAACCAAGTCCTTATACATGGTAAGAACAAGTGAAGCAGCTTTAAGTCTGGTAGAATCGCTTGCCTGTTCGTCATCAAGAATCTTTACAGCTACCCTGATTGCCTTCGTTTGCAACGGTCTAAACTTTCTTACCAAATCCAAAAGAGCTTGCTCACGGAGCTTTCTGTTTGTTAGCTTTATTGCTCCGTATTCTGCCTTTTGGGAACGAACTGAAGGTTCTGTCCTGCCTTCAAACGGATTTTGTTGTTGATCAAATCTGCTTAGTTTATACTGTACGGGTTCGTCTGGTAAGTCCAACAAAGGTACAACCCTTTGCTGTAAAACTTCTTCCTTTTCTGATTGTTCTTGATTTTCAGCCATGATAATTCTCGGTAGAATCTAAATTGGAAATCTCCTCGTCGATAAAAACAGGTTTCTTTTTGTTCGACTTATTCACAATTAAGCTAATTTCGATTTCAGCCTCTTCGTCTTCTTCGGTTTCGCAGCAGTTTTCACAATAATACTTGCTGTAATAATTTAACTCAGAAATCTTGAAATAAGAACCGCAAATAACACAATTAGCCATACACTTTCCTATGTGATTTTTAAATAGTAAACTAGAGATTTATAAACTTCCTGTTACAAACCGTAAAAGTGCCGGTTACGCTGTCCGGCGTTCGTGCACGCAGTGTAGAAAGGAGTAAACACCACTGCGCGAAGAACCGATTTGCGTAGCAATTTTTATTGATAGCCAATTCCTACAGAACTCAGTTCTGCAAGGTGAACTATACTATAGTTGCTACGGTACACGTAATTATTATATCACAAAATATGTAGCATTTCAAGATATTTTTGAATTACTACTGCGTAACCATATACCTGGTAATCAACTTGGCGTATTTCAGTTGCAATTTCTTCATTCTCTGCTTTGCTGATTCTGGTCCGTGATGTACTTCACGGATGATCTTTCCGTTTTCTCTCCACATCAGTACGTACTTGTACTTATCTGTAGGATGTGCTCTTAGCTTCAGGTACTTGTAGATGTTCCGGTATGCTTCCTTTATTTTTCTTGCGATATCACACCTAAGTATAAGTATGTTATTGATTTTTATGTTGTTTATATCAAAATCCTTGGCTAATATCGTATAGCCTTCGGGTATTCTCCTTTTATTGAATATCATCCACGCAAGCCTTATTGCCTTAAGTTTTACTCTTTTACCTTTGTTTTTGAAATGCACAAATCCTTCATTAACGAAGATACGTTTGCCGTCTTGAAAGAAGAAGCCTGTTACTGGATCATAGCTTATATCGTACTCAGGTATTTGTATAAGATTACTTTGGTAGTCCTGCAAGGTCAGAGTCCTTTCTTACGGAAGAAACTTCTACAGCATTTATTTTAGCATATAAAGGTTAAATTGTCAATGTTCCGTTTCGTGTTTCAGGAATCGAGTCTGACGACTCTCCTTTGTAGAAGCTTGCAGAAGCAGTCGAGCCTATCGGCTCTCCTTTGCACAACAGAAATCTGTCTTAGCAGTCGAGTCTGACGACTCTCCTTTGTAGAAGCTTGCAGAAGCAGTCGAGCCTATCGGCTCTCCTTTGCACAACAGAAATCTGTCTTAGCAGTCGAGTCTGACGACTCTCCTTTGTAG